CCCCGGTTTACGCATAAGAAACCTGGATCATCGGTTTTACGCCGAACGATCCCCAAACTCCCAACTAGGGAATTTGGCTCCATCCTCGTTTTAGGCAACTACGACGAGGTAGCGTATAAGTGCCCGGGTCCTCAAATGGACCCACAGCGCTGGAACCAATGCTACCCGCGTTTAGAACGCGAAGCATTTCTTTCCAACTGTCCACGTTAAACTTACGTTTAACTGGCTGAACAGTCCATGTGCGGTATTCGATGCGATGCAAATGCCCGTTAAATCGGGATTTTATGCCTCGTACCTTATTCGCGCTATGGTGGTTCACGTGGGAGCGAACCCAAGCTATAGGTACTGACAACTCATGTTGTTCAGTTTCCGTTAGCTCGGCTTGGAAGACTGGAATGCTTCCAATGCGGCCGGGGATTTGATAATGCTTAAGCCTTCGCCTAAGCGTATCAAACTCCTCGACTACTTCGGAGTGAGAAGCAAAAGGAATTGGACCATAACGGCCCTCAACCTTAGCTTTCACTTCGTCGCTTGCTCCCCAATAGCCCTGTCTCCACAATGCGTTTGATAGCGCAACGTATGAGACGAGCTCGCTGGCACTCCTTGTATTACGTTGATTCCATCTGGTCCGTAAACGGACGGGTGACACATCGACGCCTTTAAACGCGTCGCACCCGCAGGATTCCCGAAAGAATCCGCCAGTACAGCACTTCGATTGGTTGAACTTAAGTCCAACCTTAGGAAATGTTGTAAGCAGGAGGGGATAGTCTTCTCTCCTGACTATGATATCATCGCCGTACACCCAGACGTTTGCGATGGCATCACGCCACCGCACGCCATGGTGTACCAGCACACTAACGGCCAATGCCCAAAAGCATAACGCCTCAATAGGGAAGCATACTGCTGACCCCATCGGAGCGAATTTGCTCAAAGCAATAACCGTGCCATCCGGCAGTCGAGTGGAATCACTCCTGCAAGCCATTAAGGCTTGCAAGAGTGACGTACCGCAAAACAGGCTTTCCACCAGTTTTACGGACACTCGATCGCTAGCATCCTTCATATCTAGAGTCACGTACTTCCCAGTACGCGAACCCACTAGGGCGAGTCGCCTATTAATCGATTGGTCCGTGAAATTCACGTGTCCTTTCGTATAACGGTGCGACTCAACCCAAGAATACAAGGCCTTCTGAAGGCCTTGCTGGATCCACTGCAATTCGAGTGGCTCACATGATATGATGCGAGGACCTCGGGAGTCTTTAGGAACAAGCACCACTTTCGCGGTGGCATGTTCCAGGACTTCTAAGTTCCTGATCCAATCAAGCTGATCAGCTATCTGGGAAAGCCCGACCGTGAAGTATTCCGTAAAGGGATACTCTCGATCAAGCTTAGAGTAGAGTCGGGAGAAGTTTGACTTCTCCCCCACTTGCTCTCCAGTAGCGACCGCACCCGGTCCATGCCTGGGAACAATGTTCCTAGGGCAAAAACCAGAAAATAAGCGAGTAAGCGCAGTGCGCGCTCGCTTAATGATTGGGTCCAACTCGGCAGGGAAAACCAAATTAAGGAGTTCCTGCTCTGTTGCGATGAAGGAATCGAGAACCTTGTTTTCGGTTTCTTTTCCATATGGTATGTTCAGCTTGTATACCCAGTACACAAGCTGCCTAGTGTGCCTCAATGCAGTCACGTCCGCATCATTACGGACGTACCCATCAGTAGTGAATATCCGCTCTAGTAACCACCCCATGTGATGGGGGATTACAGTCCCAGGCTTCTTTTTGAAGCCTGGGATATCGAGAGGATTGCCAGAATGTAAAGCCAAATCAATGGCTTTACCCATGGCAGGAAGAGTCTTCGTGAGAAACGAAGACCCTTCGGAACGCAACCGGGATTCGAGTTTCCTCAAATCCCAGTAGCATTCACTACTAACCTCAGGGTAACATTGAGCTATATCACGATACAATTGCATGTGTAATAGGAGGGCGAAGTCGCCCTCTAGGCTATTATGATTTATCATATATTTTGATTAGATCTCCTAGCCACCACAACACATGTCAACGATCGCGGCCTACACGTCGTGACGACTGCCGGAGTATTCGAACCCTTTTATTAGGGCTCGCCAGCAGCCAGTCGCGCCACAGTCGATGCCACAGACACACTCGTTGCAGGTACGTTCGACAAGTCGAACGAACTGCGTAACGAGGACGTCAGGGTGTCAACAATAAGCGCGACCTCGGCAACAGTGAAACCAACTCTAGGAGAAGAGAAGGTCATTGTTGCTTGAGCGACGACATCAACGCCCGTATCCAGGGTCCTTCGACACTGGAGACGAACGGCTGTGCGGTCTGTGATTTGGCCTTTATTTTCCTTACTCTCACTGTGAGAGATAGAAAGTTGGGCCTTACCAGTCAAACCGCTAATGCTACCTACACGCACGGAGCTCCCTGGACCGAGGTCCATAAGAGCGAAGTCACCGACAGTGTCGGTGCCTCCCGTAGCGTCTGTAGCATTCAGGGACAATGGATCATTAAACATATGTTTGGTGGTTCCTTGTTCCTTATAATGATGTAATTGGCCGCATTACTGCGACCGTGTATACCTAGGAATCCTCTGCGCGACTAAAGATGCACTTATAAGAATGCGTCTAAAGGTCACAAAGGAGGTATTTATCCCAGGTGCCGGTGGTACACGAAGTACAGGAGGTGGACGAAAACGTCTCCTCACGTACACCGTGCGATTCTCTACGCCGATGTCTTGCCAATCTGACATGACACCGTGCACAGTGAAATCGTGCCCATCCCTGGGCTCGTTCCACTTAGAGAACCAGGCGAGCGATTCTCTACGTTTACTGCTTTCGCAGTAATCGTATACTATCGCCCCAGCGTCGAATAGACGAGGTCGATTGTTATGAAGCCAACTCCCGACATTGACAAACCAGTCAATGACGAAAGAGAATGGGATAACATCCCAAACGGCAGCAGGATCCAAAACACCAAAGGTGTCACAGAACTGCTTAACACGACTCATCCATCCGGCTAACTCAGGCGCTGTAAATTTATACAGCGCATTGCGCCTGAATACAACGTCATCCCGGAGGGTCTTTTGAACGCGACGTTCAAATTGCAACCCCCCGACTGACACACCAGTAAAGGGCTTCAAGTTTTGCATCGGGTAAACCCGAGCTAACTCTAGTTTCACAGGCTTCTCATGAAGCATGTGAAAGTCCCTTAACGTGCGCAGCATATCCTCATAGTTGTCAGTAAATTTCTGCATTAACTGCAGAAATGTTTTGACATCTTCCACCGTCGGTATTACTCCGAAGATGGCAAGAAGATGTGCATCTGCCAAGGCCTTCCACGTAGACACAGGAGGTACGGATCTTCCGATCCGCGCCCTTAACCTGCGCATACGTAGTAGTCGAGGCACACTGCCGAATATCTGTTCAAACAGACCATTCAGCTGCACCAAATCAACTAGGAGGTACCAGATCGAGAAGTCCGATTCAATCGGACCTCTATCAATCGTGATAGACGTAGGTATACGCTCGTCAAAGAAGTCTCGTTCCACTAGGGACGTCGACCTCATGCCTTGCGTATAATAGTCCGGGACTCCCCGGATGATTGCCGAAGCAGGAATGAACATCAATCCGGCCCCTGACCCGTTAGGGTCACAGCCAGATAGTAGGAAAGTACGTGGTACATCACCTCCGTGATATACACCGTACTCCCAATAGTTCTTCCAGTTCCAACAATCCTTAAAGCCCGCAACCCAACGATCCGGACAGTCAGTCATGACTTGTTCCGTACCGGAGGATTGCATTGCATTTAAGCTATGAGCCACAGGGCCGGTACCAGTCCATAACGCGGAGTCCTCGTGATAAGCGAGGGCTTCCATCGTATTGGAATTTGGCCACCGATTCCCGTGTCTACTACGTGTTCTTAGTTTCATATGTTTGACCCTGAGTTAACCCCGTGACCTATGTCACGAGTTAATACTCCCGGCGTGA